TAGCCGCAATATCCCATCCCCGCAGGTATATGTAGATACCCTGGAAGAGAGAGTACAGGCGAAGAAAGCCGGGGATAAGGTTACGGCAAACGCTTTGAAACTGGTACTGAACACCACCTACGGAACCATGCTTAACGGTAAAGATGGCGTGGCTTTCAATGACCTGTATGACCCTCTGATGGGACGTTCAGTTTGTATCACAGGACAGCTTCTCCTACTGGAACTGTCAATGCACTTGGTCAGTGAGTGTCCGACTCTGAAAATCATTCAGCTTAACACGGATGGTATTATGGTGAGTTTCGACAACTCCGATGAAGCAAAATGGCAGGAAATTACCCAGGAATGGCAGGACAGAACCGGGTTTGAACTGGAAGAGGATTTCATTCAGAAAATCGTGCAGCGAGATGTAAACAACTACGTTGAGGTTCCTGTGGGTGACGGCAAGCCGAAGGTCAAGGGCGGCGCACTGGTTAGAGGTATTCTGACCAATGCAAATATTGACTTCACCAAAATGGGACTCCCTGCCTGGGAGAACATGAGCGGTGGTGCATGGAATATCAACAACAATGCGGTTATAGTCGCACGGGCAATCCAGGATTACTTTGTAAAGGGTGTAGACCCAGAAGAAACGATAATGGCAAGTAAGAATATCCTGGACTTCCAGGTGATTGCAAAGGTTGGAGGTAAATATTCCGGGTGCTATCAGATGGTGGGTGAAGATAAGGTTCCCGTACAGAAAGTCAACAGAGTATATGCCACGGCAGACAGACGGTATGGAACTATCTACAAGACCCACGCTGTAACAGGCAAGGACGCAAAGGTTCCCAGTCTGCCAGTACACTGCATGGTAGACAACAACAATGAGTTGGCTATAGATGTGGTAGACCGTAACTGGTATCTGAAACTGGCACAGAAGAATATCCGTGAGTTCCTGGGTGTGAAACCGCCCCGGAAGAATACAAGGAGAATCAATTCCTTGAAAAAGAAATCTTTAGCATTATTCGATTAAGGAGGATAAGACAATGGAAGAAAAAAATTAGCAAGGTTGAGTTCGATGAAGCAGTGAAGCAGGCAATTCACGAACAGGTCAATGACCCGAACATTGAGGGTATGGGCAAGCTGCTCATTCCGATGACGGGTATGCTGTTCGCAACCAAAGTAAAAGAGATTCTGTTCGGTAAGGAGGACTAAGATTATGAAATTCAGTGAAGCTGAAAAGGCACTCAAGGCAGGCAAGAAGATTAAGTTACCTAAGTGGGAGAAAGCCTACTGGTACATGAACCAGGACGGTGAACTCATCAACCATTTTGAGGGAGGTGAGGAACTTCCGACTATCGCACTCTTCCCCCGTGACATGATTTGGGTCACCCGTGATGACTGGGAAATCGTACATGAGGATGAGCCGAAGAACGTCAACGAACCTGCGGGAGAGATGAAGAAACTGCGTAATTTCGGATGGGTGATTGCTGCTCTCAAGAAGGGCAAGAAGGTAGCCCGTAAGAACTGGAACGGCAAGGGTATGTTCCTCTTCCTGGCACACAGCATGGATATTACCACGGACGCTGACCTTTCTTGTGTGAAAGACCTTGAAGGTGACCTGGTATCCCCGTCCATTGTTATGAAAACTGCTGATGACCGTTTCTGCGTTGGTTGGCTTGCAAGTCAGACGGATATGCTTGCAGATGATTGGTACGAAGTTCAGTAAAGATAAGGAGGACATTAGCAATGGCTAATATTTATGAAGCAATGAACGTGCGCCAGAAATTGGCGAAAGCAAGACTGTACTTTCTGAATCAGAAGGTGCAGAAGTCGGGTAAGAATATGCACCTTGAGTTCAAGTATTTTGAATTGGAGGACATTGTGCCGCCTGCAACCCGTATCTTCGCCCGTGTGGGTCTTACCACGGAGATTGATTTCACGGATGAGGGTGCTGTGATGAAGGTCTACAACGTGGACAACATTGAGGAAGCACCTATGCAGTTCCGTGTTCCGTACCGTGAGGTGAAGCCGATTGTGAGCAATGCAGGCAAGGAAGTCACCAACCCTATGCAGGCTCTTGGCTCTTCTATCACTTACCTTCGCCGTTACCTCTGGATGGCGGTTCTGGATATTACTGAACCCGATGATATTGATGCAAACCTTGGTTCTGATGACCAGGCAGAGGAAGAAGAGATTCCTGCTCCGAACCCGGAAACGGCTAAGAAGGAGAAGAAAAAGAAGTCTGTTGCACCTGCCACTCCGAAGGAGCGTGAGGAAGCGAAGAAGGAAATGACGGGTACTGACGGACAGGCTGATGAGTTGCAGATTAAGGCACTCAAGGAAGCCTGCAAGACTCTGATGGACAAGGATTCCGACCAGGAAGAGTTTGTTCAGCAGATTGCCATGAAAACCAACGGCTTCACCAATGTAACCCGTGCAGCGTGTGAGCAGCTTATTCAGAACCTTGGTGAGATAATTGCCGCCTACGGCGAGTAAGGGGGCTGAGTCATGGCTGACAATGTAAACCATCCCGCTCATTATGAAACCGGGAAGTTTGAGTGCATTGACGTTATGGTGGAAACCCAGGGAGTAGAAGCCACGCAGGACTTCTGCGTGTGCAACGCTCTCAAGTACGTCTACAGGCACAAAAAGAAAAATGGCATGGAGGATTTACAGAAAGCAATCTGGTATCTGAACAAAGCCGTTGAGTTGGAGGAAGCAAAGAATGACAAAACGACAAATCATTAAGTGGTTGGAGTCGCAGAGCGAAAAGGCATTAGCCGAAGTAGAAACCCAGAGTGAAAAGGCTCTCAACACTTACTATGCAGAGAGGAATGAGAAAATCGGTCTGGACGCTACGGCAACCGCTATTTCGGCTCTCATGCAGCAGGCTTACAGTCTGACTGAATCCTTCAAAGAGAAGGTGAAAGCAGAATATCCGGGGGTTGATACCCTCTGTGGTTACTATGGTTCAATCTCTTACAAACTGGCAAATATGAGTTCTCAAGTTGAAGTCCGTTCCTGTTTGCTTAAAGAGTTTGAGGACGGAAGAACGGAAATCAGAAAGGGTATCAAAGCCCGAAAGAATGAAATGATTAAGGGCATTACCGACAACTACAGGAATGTGATTGCCAATGTAAGCAATATGAAGAATGCAAAACTGGCAATGGAATATCTCAAGAACCTGGGGTTTGACTTGAGTGAATTGGTAAAAGCCGATGAGAACCCAGTAACCACGGCATTGTCCGTGGAAGTGGATACACGATTTCTGTTCATAGGAGGTAAGAAAAATGAAGTGGAATGATGATAAGACCATCACTATCACCCCGCCGAAGCGTCCTAAGAAGATTACAGGTACACGCTTTGCGGCGATTATGGGGTTGAACAAGTGGACAACCCCGTTCAATGCCTGGTGTGCAATCACCAGAACCTACGAAGAGCCGTTTGAGGACACAATCTATACCGTTGCAGGTAAGACGATTGAGCCGAAGCAAGCTGAGTTTATGAAGAAGTCCTATTTTATGACCAACCTTATCACTCCTACGGATGTGTACGGGGCTGACTACTTCCAGAAAACCTGGGGTGACTTCTTCAAAGACAGTCCTATCTTCGGTGGTATGTGGGACTATCTTCTGGTAGACAAGGACGGCAAGCCTACCACGGTTCTTGAAATGAAAACCACGAAGCGTTCTGAGGATTGGGTTGAGGATGTTCCAGAGTACTACGCTTTGCAGGCTGCGCTCTATGCGTACCTTCTGGGTGTAGATGACGTGATTATGGTGTGTAGCTTCCTGGGTGACAAGGACTATGAGAACCCGGACGCATATCAGTGTAGCACTGAGAATACCATCGTTCGCCCCTTCAAGTTGTCTGAGCGTTATCCCGAACTGAAAAAGACCATCAAGAAGGTTGAAAAGTGGTGGAAAACCCACGTTGAGGGCGGTATTTCTCCGAAGTTCGATGAGAAAGCGGACGCAGACATTCTGAAAGTCCTGCGTGATAACAACCTGTCCCCGGACACTGACATTGCTGCTCTGGTTGCCGAAGCAGAGCAGTTGAAGAAACACATTGATAAGGTCAAGGGTACTGTAGCTGACGATGAGAAGAGGTATAAGACGATTACCGATATGCTCAAGAAGGAAGCTATCAGCCAGTTCAAGGAGGGCGATAAGACCGTTACTATCAGCGGTGCTTCCTTTGACTGGGTTACCTCTAAGACCATGAAAGACCCTGGCTACGATATGGCGAAAATGCAGGAGGACGGCATTGATATTGAGAAGTATCATGGCACACCCGAACCGCAGTACCGCTTTACTCCGAAAGCCAGAAAAGAATCTGCTTAATCAGAAAATTCTCTGATTATATAAACAATTTCAAGGAGGATACTTAAAATGGCAAAGATTGGACTGAGTGAGGGTTTCACTCTTATTCCGAAGGGAACCCACGTTTTTAAGATTGTTGAGGTCAAGTACAAAGAGGACTTCGGCAAGATGGAGATTGTTATGCAGCTTGCTTCGGGTCAGAAGCACACTGAACGCTTCTCTCTGCTGAATGCAGACGGTGAGCCGAACCAGGGAGGTCTGAATGCTTTCAGTTACTTCGCAAAGACTGCACTGAATGACTACACTCTGACGGAGATTGACCATGAGGAACTTGTTGGTCACTATATCCGCTGTGAGGTAGACCACGAAGAGGTTGAGTCTAACAAGACTCCGGGCAAAATGCTCAAGTTCGTTCGCCTGGGTGATAAGGAGCCTGCGGATGGTTTTGACGAAGCGGAAGCCCCTACCCC